TAAAAGAGATTGAATCTCTCTGGATATGCGGAGTCATCTGGTGCTGTGAATAGGATTGGGTCGGATGTCGGGTTCATTTCGTTCTGAAAAACGAACAAATAATATGGCGAAGTCAATGTCGACACCTCTGTGAGTGTCAGCACAATCGAATTCACCTCTCCCTTATTTATGTAAATCATTTACTTATATTGCAATGAGGTCAAATTTTGTTCACAAAAAAAGCCACCCGATTGGATGGCTCTTTGTAGTAGGTTATTTTCAGATTATGAAATAACAGCATTGACAGCAGCTTCCTCGATTTCATATGACAAGTAGTCATTTTCAGAAATGAGTGTAACGGAATATTTGCTACCATCTGCACGAGTTGTACCTGAACCTTCGCCAACAGCTGACAATTGAAGGAAAGGGAAGTACCAGTACTTTCCGTTCATATCCTTAACAATTGCATTCAGATATTGTTGACCAGCACCCAAGATTTTGATTGCTTGAGATTTGTCTTGGTCTCTGCGGTGGAATAGCAAGTTGATCGTAGCAGTCACATAAGACGAGCCATTCACGAGGTCAATCGCTGCATCTTCAGTGTAGCTTCCAGTGTTTCTGCGTATCTCAAAAGGAGTATAATCAGGAGCACCACCAGCTAAAGTGATAGCATCAATTGTCCATGTGTTTGTCGCATCCAAAGTGAATGAGGCAATATTGTCTTGCTGATTAATCCAAATCTTTTCGATGCCACCACTGTTGTTGTCGCACGATTTTACGATTGTTTCTAAAGCTTCACAAGCCATAATATTTGATTTATCAGTTTAAAAATATGGGGGGAATTTCACCCCCCGAATTGATTTGATTAAGAGTAAAGAACTACCTCTGCACCGTTCACATGAACGAAACCAACTTTCATATTGGCACGAGTGCGGATGTATGGTTCAGCAACTGTATCAGAAAGGTTAACAGCTTTCAATGCTTTGTCATCACCTTCAGCATCGAATGCATAGATAAGGTTGTCTTTCAAAGTCAATACAGCGTGGTTTGCTGGCATACCTTCACAAACAACAACCTTAACACCAAGGTAAGTCAATGCAAGTGGAGTAGTCACATATGTCATGGTGTTACCTTGAGCAGCAGCCAATTCATATGCGTTAGCGATGTTTGTAGAAACATACAAGCGAAGGTCAGCTTTCTTGCGGATGATGTCAGCTGGAGCAGCAGCGAAGATTTTCGCTAATTCAGCCAATACATTCGAAGATGTTACAGTTGTATTGTCAACATCAACAACAGTTGCGTCAGCCAATAAACCTTTGATGTAACCATCACAAAGAGCTAAAGTAGCGTCTTGGCTTGCTGTGTTACCTTGCCAACGGATAAGCTCGATGTCCTCACCGATTTGCTTCGCCATTTCATTCCAGTAGAAGTCCATGAAAGATGCAACTGTGAAGTCACCATTTGAACCTTTAGCCATTTGCAATGCAAGGAATGATTGCTCAAGGTCGAATTGACAAATTTGAGCCATAGCACTTAATGCACATACATCGATTTCAACTGCTGATAAATCATCAGTCGGAGCTTCGAATGGGCAAGAAGATGCTTGCAATACATTACCAAAAAGAACAGTTGCTAATTTGGTTTTTGATTTTACACCTGGTAAAAGGCGGTAGTTGTCAGCGACTGCTTCTTCTGCTAAATATGCTTTAGAATAGAATGCTTCTGGGTTCGCTGCCAATAAAGCGGATGAGTCAACATCCAAGTCGAAACGGAGTTTTCTTGACATTTTTATTTGTTTTTTATTGATTACTGAATTGTTTAAATGCGGCAAATTTTTGGCTCATTGTTGCCTCGGCAATTTGCTCCTCTGCCTTGTCCTCTTCTTTCTCTGCATACATCTCTTCCAATTGGTTGCGAAGGTCAGCAATCATAGAGATGATAGCTTTCTCACGCTCCTCAAGGATAGGCATAACGATAGCAGCGATAGCTTCTGCGTCAGTAGCTGGGTCGATAGCCATCTCCTCTTCAGTTGTGGTTGACTCTTCAGTTGTCTCTTCAACTGTTGTATCTTCCATTGCAACCTCTTCAGTTGACATCTCTTCCTCAACCACTTCCTCGGTTGGTTCTTTTTCCACCTCTTTGATTTCAACAACCTCGCCATCTTTGATGACATAGATTTTGTCCTCAATGGTGTGTTCTCCATCAGGTAACTTCATGTTATTTAGTTTAATTTGTTCCGATAACTTGAGACCAAGAAAGCCCTCAATGGAGAAACCGACTTGACCCTCTTCAACCAATTTGTTGTAATACTCTGGGTCAGTCACTTGTGCAGTCACCATGAGAGTACCTTCCGGAACCTCGATGCCAAATGTACTGAATGCTTTGTCTTTGGTCGGGTTGTCCACGATCCAAGTCTCAAGGATGTATGCTGGCACTTTCTTTTCAGTGTCATGCTCCAGATTGAAGATGTCACGATTGCGAAGGTCAGCCATAAACTTGGCATGAATCTTCTCGATAACATCAGCTGTGAATTGTACATAGTAGTCACCCTCTTCAGAATCTCTGCGATAGATGTCCATAGGTATCATGGCTGGAGCAGTGATGCGATATTTCACATCATCAGCAAAAAGCATTTTTTTCTCGCTATTGAAAGCAAGTCCTTTGACCTTTATGGCTGGCATATTGGTGAAAGCAATCATCTCGATTCCCAAATTCTCGCCATCAGAGTATTCCTCATCGATGGTGATTTTGTAAATTGGAAGGTCTTTGGTCATGCTTATATTGCAGAATTCTTATATTTGTTCAAAAATTAGTATTATGATACAGATATTTGACCAGGAGATTCCTAACAAAATGGATGAACTGACCATCGAGCAGTTCGAAAAAATCAGCCAAATCCTTAACAACCAAGAGTTCGATAACATCGAGAAGTATGTGGAGATGTTTAAGTATCTCGGCATCAAGGAAGAGATGTGGGATGACTACCCATTCAGCGAGTTCATTAAGCTCGTGCAAGATTTCAACCTTGATTCATACACTCCGAATGAGGCAGTGACATCCATCGAACTGGAGGGATATACCTATGAGGCGAAGATGAAGTTGTCGGTGAAAGAGACCAAGCTCATCGAGAAGATTGTGAACTCAAAGCCAAACCATTACATCAGTGACATCATGGCAATCATGTTCAAACGAACAGACCTATCGAACACCGAGCACTTCACTGATGCTCACCTCAAGCACAAAGCAAAGTTGTTCCGCACTCTGAAGGCAGAGGTGTGTGTACCTTACATTGTTTTTGTCACCGAGAAAATTGCTGAATATGCAAAAGCCAACGCTGCCGAAGGGGTGGAACCAAGTAACGCTTGAGCAGTTCATTGAGCTTCGACAATTGAAAGCGGAGGATGGGATGTTCGAACACAACATTGACATCCTCTGCGTTCTCACTGATGCTTATCCAGAGGACTATGATGACCTTGACATCGCTGATGTTGGCGAGATATTCAAGGAATTGAAGTGGCTGTACACCGAGCCATCCAAGAACTACACCGATAGGATTGGCAAGTTCTATCTCAAGCCAATGACTGACCTCACGCTCGGAGAGTTCATCGACCTCGAGCATTATTTCACCAATGACTACATCCATTATTTGCCCAACATCTGTGCTCTGCTGTATCGCATTCCCGAAATCGTGGAGGATGGTGCAGTCGCAAAGTGGGAGTCAACTGATTTCAAGACATCGAGTCGGGTGCATTACTTCCTCGACCAACCAATCACCAAGATGTATGGTATGCTGACCGAGTATATCAAGTTCAGAGACAACTTCATCACCAGTCATAAGAATCTAATGACTGAACAAGTGGAGGATGACCTCGAAGATATTACTGACCCAGAGGAAAGGAAGGAAGCAGAGAAGGAAAAGGCATCCCAGAAGTGGGGATGGGAGCAACTTATCTGGTCAGTATGCAATGGTGACATCACCAAATACGACCAAGTGATTGGAATGAAGCTCGTGCTTGTGTTTAATTTCTTGGCAATGAGAAAGGAGTTAGAGATTTAGTACTCCAATGCTCCATAGAATTCCCCAAATAGCGGCTCGAAATCATAGATGACCTTCGGCTTTTTGCGGAGTAGATTACCGAGCTCAAGGATTGGGAACTTTTGTGCAAGATTTGCTACATACATTCCATACATTTCAGCAATCAATCCATTTTGCTCGAGTGCAACATTGAACTTCTGCACCAAATGAAATGGTGCAATGGTAGATGTTCCGTTATTTAGAAAGCCAAAATAGTAAGCAGCAACAATCTGAATGCGGATGTTACCTTCAGTTGTAACCTTGGCATTGATACGCACAGAATCGTAAAGAGTCGAGGTGTCAATGAGTGCCTCATCCTTGATGACTTTCTTGAGAGTGTTGGCGACTCTCCTTCTCAAAGGATATTTGAAGTTGTATTCTCCAGTGTCTGCGTAGCGTGCCATTACTTATATTGCAATTAGTTGCCCATTTGTTTAGGAATCTGGCAATCAGTCCAGGAATCCATGGTGAATGTGATGGTCATCAACCATCCAGCTGCGTAGTCAAGGAGGTCATTGTTGAGTGGCACGAGTGATGGGAATCCGACCACATCGAAATCACGATCATCCAAGCTGAATGTGTAGTTCAAATATAAGTCCATCAGAATCTGGTGGCAGTCGCTCAAGATTACATTGATATTTGCTCTGTCCTTTTGGATGATATCGAAGCAATATATTTCAAGAGTGAAGTCATTGGTGTTGTCTGTTGGTATCGCATCCACTGGCACGATGTACACTATCGGATACTTCTCATCCTTGGTTGCAAAGTTGAACAGCTGCTCCTTGAAGTCAGAGCCAACTTTCTTGACCTGAAGATGTGCATTGTAGAAAGCAATGATTTCATTGATGAGTGCTTGATAGCTTATCATAGTACAGAGTTTTTCATGATTTTGTTGACCTTGTTTTGTGTGGATGTCATCTCGGTTTCTGATACCACAGCAGTGACAGTGATGTTCTGACTTGTCTCCATAGATTGTGGAGCACCGACATTGTTGGCTGCATTCCCTTGGCCGAATAAGTTGCCAGGAACAAATGAAGGAACGGATGTCGAAGCGGCAGCAGTGTCACCACCTCCTCCTCCTCCAGAGTTATTGGTTGATGGAGTCGATGATGGGTTGCTTAATAGTGCTTTTGCCTTTGCGATGTTGGTAACAATCTGAACAATACCAGCAGCATACTGTGCAATACCAGCAGCACCACCAGTGACAGCGTTGAGTGGATTAGAACTTGACATAGCAACCAAGGAGCTGATGGCTTTGGCTGTGTCGATACCAATTTGAATGAGTGCTTGTGCCTTGTTAAACTTCTCGAGTTTCTTTTGGTCTTTGATGAATGCCTCACCGATGGCACCAAGTCCATTGGCTACCGAGGAAGCGATTTCAATCTTGGCATCTCTGATTGCTTTCTCATCTTCGATTTGCTTGAGTGCTTTCTCTTTAGATGCTTGAGCAGCTTCATCATCATATTTCTTATTGATAGCTGCTAATTCAGTTGACTGTGCCTCAACCAATGCTTTTGTGTCTTGGCCATATCGCATGGCTTCAGCAATCAATCCTTCATAATAGTACTGCTTCTCTTGTACTTCCTTTTGGCGAGCAGTTAATCCAACCTGATAGATGGCCTCTTGAATTGCCTCTTCACGATCAAGCTCTGCGTTCTTGAAATCAGTCAGCTGTTTTGCGAGATTCTTTTGTCTCTCCAGTTCTTGGTCTGCGAATGTTTTATTTATAGCTGAAATCTCAACACCTCTTGCAGTCTCAAGAGCAGTTGTATCTTTTTTGTATTTCTGTGCCTCCTTTATGAGTGCATCATATTTTGCCTTTACATCATCAACTTCCTTTTGTTGCTGTGTTTTTCCAGAGTCAATGACCAACTTGTTTGCTGCATTGATTTCTTTCTGAATGGCGGCTGCTCCATCTTTATACGCTTTGGCTCTTTCTGCTGCTTTAGCTTTGGCCTCTGCTGCTGCTTTTTCTTGCTCTGCTCTTTGTTCAGCTTGCTCATTAAGTTGAAGCATGATTCGCTCCTTCGAACCATCTTTGATGATTTTACTTTCATTCTCAATTCGCTCGAGTAGCTTTTTCCTTCTCTCAACCGAATCTTCATCTGTTAGTTTCTTGATGGCATTGTACTCATTGCGAGCAGTCTGAAGTCTCACTCTGGCTGCCTCGCTGACTCTTTTTGATTTTTCAATCTCAAGGTCAACAGTCTCCTTACCAGCTGCCTTGGCTCTGGCAATTTCGATATCGTACTGGTCAGATATCTTCTCTGTTCTTTTCTCTGATGATTTGAATGCCTTCTCATTGGCTTCCTCCATTTTTCTTGCATTCTCTTCAGCTGCAAATGATGTCAATCCAAGCCAGTCGGTAAGCTCTTTAAATGCGTCAATCAAGGCATTGATTGGAATCATTAAGAAATCAAGAACCTTTTGAAGCACACCAATCTTATTGAGGAAAATACCTATACCAACCACAATAGCTGCTATCACTGCTGCAATTAAGAAAATCGGGTTCGATAGTATTGTCGCACCAAGACCTTTGAATGAGGCACTCAATGCCTTTACTGATGGTATTGCTTCCTTGATTCCTTGAAATCCTTGAGCTATTGCGGCTGCTGATTGAACTTTGAGCAATGATTTCTCAATAGCTTCACCACTTGCACCGAATGCACCAGCTGCTCCTTGAGCCAATTCGAATGCTGAAGTGACCCCTCCGAGTGACCCACCAAGCTTTTGAGCCATCGTCTGCGATGCTCCATCAACCACTTGGTCTGTTTCTATCTGAACTCTTCGGTATCTCGAAACAGTTTCAAGTAAATCTTGATACTCTTGAGATGTTTTTTCACCAGCAAGAGCAAGCTCATATAGTCTATCTTCAGCTTCCCCTAATCGAGTTGTGAGTGGTTGAAGTTCCTCGCCATATCTTTCAGCAAATGTAGCACCCTTTTCAAAGCTTCTGGCTGTCTCTGCTGATGCCTCTGACATTTTATCCATTGCTTTAGTGGCTCCAGCAAAATCAATTGAATTGATATCCTCTTTGATTTCATTAAATGCCTCGCTTACTTTGTTCAATCCAGAACCTTTTGACATTTCTGCCACTTGATCATTGGCATTTTCTATTTCTTTAGATAGCTCTGCAGCTCTTTTGACAAGTTCAGCCATGGCTGCCTCTCCACCAACTTCAATGATGGATTGCTTCAGGTCTTTAAGCTCTGCTTTTATCTTCTCGATTCCCGAGAGTTTGAGTGGTATTTCGACTTCGTTAGCCATAGATGCGGACTTCGATTGGTGAGTTTATTAATTTGCTATCGGTATGCTGATGGTTCTGCGTGTTGGTTGTCCTGACCACGATGTTCCCATCTGAATTGACATATGCGATAGCAAGGTTGTCATGCTCTACATTGCCAATAAACACAAAAGTGTTTTCGACTCGCAGTGCTGTTGACATGGTTCCGAGATACTGGCCTTGTGCTGTGCGAGTCCATGTGATGGTTCCAATATTGCTGGCCAATATGTTTGCACTTGGTGCACCAGTTCCGCTCTGCGTTAGTAGTGCGACATAGCTTTGTGATGCGATAGCCGCTCCATTAATTCGAGGTGTGATGATACCATCTTCATTGAGTACATTGTTGTCACCGATGACAAGGCCTCTCACTCCACCAGCGATGTTGTTGGCCATACCCCTGACAATGACATTGTTTCCAGAGAGATTGCCATTGTATTGTGCTGACATTGTTGCCAGCACACTATCAACTGATACAGCAGTGGTGGTCGGTGGTGTTGGTGTTCCTGGTGCCACAACAAATGGAGGTAGGTCAATCTCGGTATCGATGCTGATGAGCTCCACCTTGGTTGGTGAATTCGAGTTCGCATCATAGTCGATGACCTTGTTGATGTTCCACCATGAGTTGTCAATGCGAATCTTGTCATTGAGCTTCAGTGTCTGGATGTCTGCCTCATTCAAATTGAAGTAAGCAATCAACATCTTCCCAACATTTATCTGGTTGACTGTTCGTCTCCAGTATAGATTGTATAGGTTGTTCGCAGTGAGTGTGCTCGGTGAATAAAAATAATAGTCACAAGTTCCGAAGTTGATATCGAATGTCGGAGTCAGAGCATTGTCAAAGTGGCCGAGCATCGGATATGATGTCGCTCCGAAGTATCCAGTTGAGCCATACTCCACCAAATCCCATGAGCCACAAGTTTTCTTTCCACCATCATAGAGGATGCGGATGTTTGTCTTTGGTGCTTGACCATCGAGTGATGGCACATATGCTCCGAATGGAACTGGCACCACTGGAGTCGGTGAGAAGATGAGCTCTTTGGTCTCGGTTCCCTTGACATATTCATTGTCGAAGGTGTACTCGAGCTGACCATATATCTCCTCGGTCATTTGTGTGAACACAACATTTGGGGAGTCATTGTCCTCCTTGTATGTGAGTTTCAGTTTCTTGGATGTGATGTCAGGCAAGAATATCAAGTCTTGCTCTCTGTCCTTCATCAGCTTGTATGTCCAATCCTTTTCCTCACCACTATCATAGTACTCATCTCTGTGCTTGAGGATGAGCTTGTTTGGTTGGTCAACATCAGTCTCTGCGAAGAGGTTGTACATCTGGAAGATTGACTTCACAAAGTCGCTTTGCTTAATCTTGAGCGGAACATACTGATTGATTTCCAAAAGACCACCAATCACTTGCACATTAGCTGTCGGTGTTATCTTGATGTTGACCGAGTTGACGATCAATTCAACATTGACTGGTTGTGGTGAACCAGTGAATAAACAATATCCATCTTGCCATCCGATTACAACATTGGCCACTTGACCAGCTGTCAATGAACCAGGACTCGAGCCATCACTCAAGAGCATCACACTCCCAGTTGTTGTGCCACTGCTCAATACAGATACTCCGATTGGAATGATACTCATTTGGTTGATGACTACCTCTGGACATAGGAAGGAGTACTGACCATTGAAACCAAGAATGCTGAAGCCAATCAATGGCCTCGCCTTGAATGGAGCCAATGTGTTTATGGTAACACTCGGGAATGTATTGGTGTTGTCGATTTGGAATTGATAGTCGATTTCATATTCCATGATATATCCAGCACCAGACCCAGCATTCGTTGTGATTGGCACAGTGAATTCACCAGTGGTCGGGTCGAATGAACTTTGGATGTCGATGATTTCAGTCCATCCAGTTGCATCCTCTCGGTAGTTGTTCGCACTTATTGAAGCGACTGAAGCAATCAATCCGGTACTGTTGTCCTCCTCAATCAAATAATCTTGAGCATCGAATGTGTTGGCATCTCCATTGTATGGGATGAGCAACTTGTCGAAGCGAGCAGCGGTCAAATCATTCCACTCATATTGGAATCCAGCTGTTGAGAATATGCGGTCGAAGTATGTCTTTGCATAGATGGCTGGCTTCATCTGATTCACATTGTACACATTAGTTGTGTTGAATGGCATCACATACTTGAAGCCATTAGCCACAGTGTTGTCGAATGAATCGATGATATCTAAAGCGGAGAATGTATGGTTGAGGTCACTGAAGTCCAGAGCAGTCAGCTCCTTGTTGGCGATGGCTGTAAAGAACTCAATGCGAGTATCCTTAATGAGTACTTCATATTCCACCCCTTGCTCATAGGCATCAGTTACTTGTGTTTTCTTAACCGATAGCAACTGAAGTAATCCATCCTCGATGATTGGGATGCCATCTTGAATGACAGCACAGCGAGTGATTTTGTTGATATCGAATGTACCCTCCATGATGTTCACATCATAGTAGTGGTTGAGAATGTTGTTGTTATTCTTTGACCCCACCAATGTGATGGTCTTGGAGAATGTTCCTGATCGTGATGTCAAATCTCGGATATCTCCCACCGAGAAGTTGAGTGGGAATACTGACCCCTCCTTGACATCGAGGTATCCTCCATATTCAGCGTCAACACCGAGGGTCTTGAGGAAGTCGATACAACACTGTGCTGCTTCGAATGTTCCACCATCAGCAATGACTCTGTCCTCGAATGCAGTGACTTGCTCACTGATGCTCGAGGTATATTTGATTTGTATCTTAACCATTGATGTTGTCCTGGTTGGCGAACCTTACATTGACATTTTGTCTGATGAGATTCTT